TGAAAAACCATGGTGCCTTGTCCAGCACGATTCGGAGGACCACTTAATGGCAACCTGGCCTGAATCAAGTCCGACTCCTAATTATCCGATGGACATTACCCCACACTATCGCACACTTATCAGCGACCTTGACAGTGGCAATGAACAGCGTCGGGCAAAACAGGAGTTCCCTAAATACGATGTTATGGTGACTTACAGTGTCTTAACAAAAGCCGAAATGAATACACTTTTTGCTTTCTACCAAGCTCGGAAAGGCCCATACGAAGCATTTTATATTTATGATCTGACCGACATCCTGAACTCAACGACGACCAGTTATACCGACCAGTATGTGGCTACCGGTGACGGAAGCACGGCCACTTTCGACATTCCTGGGCGCTCAACAGGTACGCAAACGCTCTACGTCAACGGGATCGAGGACAGCTCTGCGGTGTTCCTGGTTGGCGGTGGCGCCAGTAGCAGCGACCGAGTAACACCGGACAGCATTCCTGCCGAGGGTGATATCCTTACCGTCGATTTTACCGGATACTTGCGTATGCGGGTTAGATTTGAATCAGACACTGGACTTACCAAAAGTCTGTTTGAATATATTTATTATCAGACTGGCGGCATCAAGCTGCGCGGTCTGCGACCAGCGGCGATCTGATGAGAACATTCACACCATCTATTATTGCACGACTGCTCAAGGAAACGGCATCATTTTATTTTTTGCTTGAACTCGACCTTGTGGCTGCGACGACCTACCTGACAGATATGGATATCGTCTATTATTACGACGGAAATCCATACCAACCCAGCGACATGACTATAGATACCATGAACCAGGGTGGCGGGCTTCAAGTAGAAACAATGGATTTAACGATTCAGAACGTAGACCAGCAAATGGCTTCGCATTTTCTCAACGACAATCAGATTAGCCGCACGGCGACGATCCGCTTCGCCTGTTTCGACCGGGCCGCCACCGACCTTATCGACGAACTGGGCAATCAGGTATTGGATGATGAGGGTGAAGAAATCCTTGGCCCAGGAAGCGCCATCGCCACGTTGCCACTTTTTCGAGGGCTGATCAGCAACTGGTCGATGGATGAACTGGCAATCCGAATTTCTCTCAAGACAGAAATGATCCTGTGGAAAAAACGTACCCTGCGTAAAAGTAATGTGATGTGCCGATGGTCGTTCAAAGGAACTGAATGCGGTTATTCCGGGGGTTCGACAACTTGCGATAAAACGTATGCTCGTTGCGCAGCATTGGTCAATACGGATAACTTTGGCGGGTTTAGGTATGCGGCGAAAATGATGGAAACCGAAGTGCAGTGGGGGCCGCAATAATGGCGATCTGGGGACTGCTTGCTGGCCTGCTGAAAATGATCCTGATCGCTGCGACGACCACGGCTCTCAATCGCTTGATGGCCAAAAAACAGCCCAAAGACAGGGCTGCTGGAGTGGTCTCAAATGTCCAGTCCAACGACGAACCGCTGAAACTGATTTACGGGGAAACGCGGGTTAATACAAACCAAATATATAAAGTGTCGTCGGGTACGGATAATAGTTATTTACATATTATCGGGATCATCGGCGAAGGCCCGATAAACGGTATCTTTTGCGAGGATGGCACAATTTTTAATACCCCGGCGACTCGAATGCCATATGATAGATTTTCTATTAACCACGCACTGGTATATATGGACGGTGAATTGTGGACTAAAGATTGGTCAACCCGCGCATACATGGAATATTTTGACGGCTCGGATGATCAGACCGTTTGTGCGACACTGAACGCTGCAATCCCGACATGGACAGATCCCATGCGTAACACGGCCTATATCTATCTCCGGCTGGCATATGATGAAGATCTGGTCAACGTTGAGCCAGATGTTACTGTGGTTGTTTCTGGTTTAAAACTCTACGACCCAACGGCACTAACCACGGCGGTATCTAATAACCCCGCATTGGTCTGCTATGACATGATCACACGCCCATCATGTCGCGGCGGTATGGGCCTGGACAATTGGCACGCCGCGCCGCCATCCGATCCGCGTGTTGACATCGACTGGGTTGAGGCGTGTCGATCATACTGCGCGACGAAAGGCTGGACGTTCAATGCATCCATCAGCGAAGACAACTATTTCATCGACAACCTACAATTGGTTCTAAACTGTTTTCGCGGGTCGATGATCTACAGCGAGGGCATGTTCAAACTGAGATTTTTGGACATGAATTATGAGGGCTCGGCCGTCATGGACCTGACCGAAGACGATACAATCGACGACGGCAGCAAATCGACGCTGACGCTGTCGCCGAGGGTGGACATGTTCGATCTGCCCAATACCGTCGAGGCGCAGTACATCGCCAAGGACATCAACTATATTCGAGAGACATACACCTACAGCGATCAGGATGCGTTGGACGCTGACGGCGATCAGCGCACAGAAACCGTCGAGCTGCTTGGCCTGAGCCTCGATAACGTCCAGAAAATGTGCAACTATTATCTGGAACGATGGCGATGGGGATTGAAGGCATCGGTGTCTGTTAGGGACCGGGCGCTTAGCCTGGAGGCCATGGATCTTGTCACGCTGACCCATACCATGCCGGGCTGGACAGAACACGACATGCGGGTAATTTCGACCGGGTTCGATCCGCGAACCAACGCTATGCAGTTGATCCTCGAAGAAGAAGACATCGACTTATATGACGACGACTATGATCCTGCCGAACTGACCGATGAATCGACAAATCTGCCCCGTGCTACCGACCCGATTCCGTCGGTGATTAATGTAGTATCGTCCGAGGAGGTTTATTATTATCGGGGCCGGTCGTTCACTCGATTCAAGATTGATTTTGACAGGCCCAGCTCCGAGTATTCACTTTTTTGGAAACATGCAGAGATATGGATTCGCAAGGGGGGTACAGGAGATTACAAGCACATCACCAGCGTTACAACGGACTACGAAATTGATCCAGTAGAGGAAGGTGAGGAATATGATATCAAGCTACGTTCGGTATCGGTATATGGACAGAAAGAAAGTCTTGATACTTGCTGGCGAGTAAACCACACCATTATCGGTGTGACTGGCGTGCCGACTAATTTGTCTGGCATGTCTGCTATCGTCAACGGTGACTCGGTGAGCATCTACGCAGACCCAGTATCCGACCCGGATATTGACGGGTATGAAGTACGCCTGGGTACGTTATGGGACGGAGCACTTTTCATATCGTTTAATAAAGCACCTTCTTTACGACTGACCGGTGTGCGACCTGGCACGCACACTTTTTGGTTGTCACCAGTGCGCCTGGGTGTCAACGGATCGCGGATTTACTCCGGAACTCCCGTATCGGCTACTTGTACGGTTTTCATCCCGGCTGGAATTACCGTGCCAGCATTTGATACATGGACATGGGATTTCAATTCGATAGGCACCCACGACAATACTGAATATGTGCTTCATAATGCTGTTGATGCTATGAAATGTTCGCACACATCCGATGTGCTGACCGGTGACTGGACATCACCATCTCGGGATCTTGGTAGCCTACAGAAAGTGCGTATATGGGGCGAGTTTTCCACTGATTTTGTGGCTACAGATACTACTTTCGACGGGGTGGGTGGGGAGACGCTCTCTTTCGACGAACTCGATGGGGAGACAAATTCATTCAATGAAATCTTCGAACCATCGGCGGCTGGCCAGCTACAAGTGACCCTGCAACACAGCACTGACGATTCAACATTTTACGATATCGACCGGTTCGAGATCATGTGTGCTGAGGTCAGCGCCCGTTATCTTCGGGTGGTTATAACAATTACAGACCCGACATTGGACAGCAATCTGTATCTGTACGAACTGCCCATGAAGGCTCATACAGGGCCACAATAGGAGATCCAAATGGCACTTGTTATTAAATGTGACAAAGTATCCGAGAACACCGATACAGGCGTGTTTACGGCCTATTACTATGTAATCGATGATACCTATCCGACTTTACGGCTACGAGAGACAACTGTGGAAGGAACAACCGTAGCTAATATCGAGACACAGTTACAAGCCAAGTTCGAGAAATATAAAACGAAATACGACCGCGAGCAGTTCCTGTTCAACATGGGGAACGCGATTGCTCAAACGGTCATGGACGCTGTTAACGGAGGCGCTTAATGGCTCAAACATACACAACCGACCCTTATGTGGGAACTGGTAAAACAGCCGATGCTGTCATGGAAGATGTCAACGAGAATTTTGCGGCGCTCAAATCAGGTTTTGCAGGCACATCTGCACCCGCATCTCCGGTCGGAGGACAGTCATGGCACGATTCGACTGCCCGCAAAGTGCGCAACTATGCCAATGACGAATGGCTGGCATCCCTGCTCGGTGATGCGTCCCAAAAGATGTGGGTTTATCGTAACGATACCTGTGAAGGTTGGGAGGTAGATTCCACCCTCACCGACCGGGTACTGGCGATCAAAGGAGGTTCTTATGGAGCCACCGGAGGGGCACCTGTCGGATCATGGACACAACCGGATTGCACTCTGACGCTATCCCACATGCCAGCAGGATTGGCCCCACAGATCAAAGTAGGTAGCGGGTCTGGTTCCTCCACAGGTGTTGTGCAAAGTACGGCTTTA